AAAGCGGAGATCTTGCTCAAGCGCAATGATCCAGGCTGGGCCCCACGTGTTATATACGCCGGCAACGACGTGTTTAACGCGGTCACGGGCCCGGCTTGTATGATTGCCATGGAGCGTCTCAACCAGGTCTTTGCCAACGGCCCTCTCGGAGGCATCAGTATTTTGACGGCTTACAAGCAATCTGATGTTAACCTCGCCAAGTTTATTTCTGCCGGCCCTCAAGAGGGGCACATCATCGAAGGTGATTATTCGGCCAATGACAAGGAGCAACGCAAACGCGTGCATCTGCTTTTCAACCGCTACCTGGCGGTGATCAAGATGCCTCCTTGGTTAATAACGCTTCACAGCAAGCTGAACACCTTCAAGGTGCAATCGCGCGCATTTGGCTTACAAGCCACTTTGGCAAACCAATTACCTACCGGTACAACAACAACCACGGTTCGCAATTCATTGTACAACGCTGTTATGTTCTGTGTCAGCATGGCCGCCCAACGGGCGACCGGCCGCGCCCTGGTACTCGGGGACGACTTGTTGGCCAAGATGAACAAGCGCATTGATTTGCAGCAGTGGGTGTCCAGTGTCGGACGTTTCAAGATGCGGCTCAAAGCAAAAGCACCCGGTTTCTGGGGTGAGTCTACTTTTCTCTCCCGTCGCCTGATTGTTGATGACGTCGAAACACCTTGCATGGTTCCTTTACTAGGCAAGGCTATCGCCCGATTCAATGCTCGTGGCACCTGGAGAGCTGATAAGACTCACTCTCAGTACATGGCCGGAAAATCTTTGTCTTATGCTTATGAGTTCAGGCATGTCCCGTTCATGAGAGACTTTTTCCTCGACCGTTATGCCATGGAGGACGACTCCATGCTTAGCCTCGATGACCTCACGTGGCATGCTAAAACGTCCGGTGTTGATATCGCTAACGTAGCCGACTCCATCCTCAATGAAGAAGTTCTCGTCTCGGACGAAACTTTTCGCGATTGGGTGATGGAGGTCTATGATCTTGGTCTTGTCGATTTGGGATCTATATGTGAGCTTGTGCTTCTCAGTGATGAACCGTCCATTGTGGATCATCCCGCTGTCGTCAATCTGTCCAAAGATTGGTAACGGGGAGTAACAACTAGTGGCGCTGTAGTGATGTAAATTCACACTGGGCATGAAGTCCAGGCACCTCAGGTTGGTCTGAAGGGCTCCAACCCGAAAAACC